AGACGAGCAAGCCGCAATGGATGCGCGGCAGTGGCGAGATAATGAACTTGCTTTTTACGACAAGGCCGCACAGATCGGGGATTGGCCGAATCGCACTAACATTCTTCTATATCGTACCGCACTTCGATCATGGCCCGAAGACGCTGACAATTTCCCCGACACGCCCCCTGTTTTAGCAACGTAGGAGTTAGAAAATGGCTCTAACAAAAGTCAGTACGAACATGCTTGCGGCCAATGCAATTCAGCTTGGCACGCAGACAACTGGCAACTACATTCAGACACTGGCAGACGCGGGTAGCAGCAGAATAACTGTTGCCAACAGCGGTGCTGAGTCAGCGGCTGTCACGCTTGATATTGCGAGCGATGCGATTGGTGCAGATCAACTAGCAGCAAGTGCAGTTGTCACTGATTCAATCGTTGATGACGCAGTAACAGCGGCCAAAATTGCAGATGACGCTATTGTTGCTGCTGCAATAGCAGACAACGCGGTGGATATTGCGCGGTTAAATGTTAGTGACGGCTCCAGTGGACAGGCTCTGGTAACCGATGGTAGCGGTACACTTAGTTTCGCGACGGTTGGCGGTTTATATAATGCATGGTTGATAAAAACTACTGCATACACAATGGCAAGTGGCGATCAAATAGTAGGTAACCACGCATCTACCGCTTTCACTTTAACGCTTCCTGCATCACCAAGCGCAGGTGCTGTTGTGACGGTTAAGAATGTTGGAGCCGCCCTGATAACAATTGGACGCAACTCACAGCCCATAAATTCATCAGCTAACGATGCTCTGTTGCCAAAAGACAATGCGGCTACGCTGGTCTACGTCGATTCAACTATCGGTTGGACTACAATCTAAGGAGATTTAAAAATGGCGGCAGTAATTGGTAGTAGAGATATTTTTAATCGTGATCCTTTAAAAATGCCAAGGTGGAGTGCGATCGCCGGTGCCACTTATTGTAATGTAGGTGGCGGTTTTGTAGATAGTAACAGTACAAATTTTTGGGTTAGTCATTGGTCAGGACTGGTAACTAGCGCGGCTCAAGCTAATACCGCAAGAACTGTTTACACAGTTAGCGGTAAAGGCGGTTGGCTTATTAATGCCTGTGGTAGTTCTGGCAATAATCACGCCAACACAACTACTTTTGTAATAACCGTAGATGGGGTTGCTACTACCGTAGCTTTAGCAGAAGCAGGTGATGTAAATTCAAGAGGTTGGTTAGGGCCGGTAGGATACGATTACCTTAAATACAATACCCATGAAGGAAATGTAAACAATAGCTTTATGAGAGGAACCGCTGCATCTGGCGGCACTACTGGTAATACAACGTGGGACAGAACTGGAAACAACATGATCGGCACTCATATTACTATGCCGGGGATGCTTAACTCCTATGCTATTGACCCTATGACTGTTCTTCGTTTTGATAACAGCCTTACAGTTACTGTAGCAACATCAGGGGCAAATTCAAACTCAAACTCAAAAAATGCTGGCGTTCTTGTACGTCTTGACAGCTAACGGAGATAAATAATGCCAACAATTTTAAGCGAAACAGCACTCGAAGATGGGCGAATACGTTATCAATATGATGGCTGGTTTGAAGAAAAAAACGCTCCGTTTGTTCCTCCTGAGCCTACCGCAGAAGAGATAGCAGCAGACGCAAGAGCATGGAGAGATTCACAGCTTCAAGCAACTGACAACATCCCTGCAATCACAGATCATCCGCAACGCGCAGCGTACCTCAATCTGCGCACAGCACTACGGGACTGGCCGAGTACAGCAGACTTTCCGTCAGGCACAAAGCCGGTGCTTGGTAGCTAGATGGCATATTTCAAGCGCGACAGATTTGCAGGGATAGCCCCCGGTGTTGCTCCGCGATTACTTGCGGATCAATTTGGGCAAATTGCAGAGAACGTTGACTTTGAGTCGGGCCGCTTGGTTTCTACGACTGAAGACTCTGAAGCTTACACCCTACAAAGTACTAATCGCGCATCGATATATTTCTATCGTGATACGAACTGGTTGGAGTGGGTAGAAGACAGCGTTGCAGCTGTGCCGGGGCCGATTCCGGGCGACACTAATGATCGTCTTTACTGGACGGGGCAAGGCGCTTCAAGCAACAGTTCAAACTATCCCCGCATGAGCACTTATTCATTAATTGTAAGTGGTTCTTCCGGTTATCCAGTAAACAGTTTTAGACTTGGAGTTCCCGCCCCGACAGCTGCGCCTGCTGTAGCTAAAACAGGTACTGCTGATGCAACAGCTACGCCGAACGACGTTAGTTATGTATATACATTTGTTACTGCGCTTGGTGAAGAAGGTCCACCAAGTTCGCCATCCACTGTTATAGAGTTAACTGACGCAGAAAACGTCATAGTAGCAATGCCTACTTCAGCGCAGCCGTCTGGTGATTACAATTTTGGTAGTGGCGCGTTAAAACGCGTTTACCGCTCAAACACAGGTTCGACTAATACACAGTTTCAGTTTGTTGGCGAAACGGCTTATCTCAACACAAGTTTAATTGATAACAAAGACGCAGCTGAGCTTGGAGAAATACTTCCAAGCGGAAGTTGGATCGGCCCACCCGACGATGATACGTCTCTGTATCCAGATGGGCCGTTGTTAGGTTTAATCCCATTGGCTCAAGGCGTGATGGCGGGTTTTACAGGTAAACGGTTTTGCCTAAGCGAACCTTTTCTGCCTCATGCGTGGCCTATTAATTATAGGATCACTACTGAAGAAGACATCGTAGCGATAGCTTCTACAGCTAACGGCGTTGCTGCACTAACAGACGGACAGCCCTATTTTATTACTGGCACAGATCCTAGTGCGATGACAGCAGTTCGCGTTGACCTTGCGCAAGCCTGTGTAAACAAGAAAAGCGTCGTAGACATGGGCGACTACGTTCTTTATGCGGGGCCAGACGGCTTATGTGCTTTGCAAAGCTCTAGTGGTCGTGTAGTTACTCAAGGTCAAGTATCTGTTACTCAGTGGAATGCAGACTTTTATCCGACGACTATCCGGGCGTTTAGGCACGAAGGCACTTACGTTGCGTTCTGGACGGACGGCAGTAACCACGGCGGTTGGGTTTACGATCCGAGAGGCAGTGAAAATAGTTTATCTACGTTGAGCGTGTCAGCGGAAGTACGAGGCGGGTACACCAACCCGAAAAACGGTGAGCTTTATATTATCGTCGGCAATAAAATAAAAAACTATCGAGGTAGTACAACCGAGCGCACGCTCAAGTTTAAAAGCAAAAAGTACGTGACTCCTGCTCCAGTGTCTATGGGCTGGGTATCAGTTCACGCAAATGTGTATCCAGTCGTTATAAAAGTTTGGGGTGACGGCACTCTTGTTGCGCATTACACGTTAAGCCAATCAGGGTCTACTTATACTCAAGCTACAACTGTGCCTAGCGGAATTAGTAACGGTACTTTGCGTGAACCTATAATGCGTATGCCAGCTGTTGTTGCGCAGGAATGGGAGATACAAGTCGAAGGAAAAGACATTAATGAGTTTTGTCTAGCGCAAGGTATAGACGAGATCAAGAACACATGACGGTACGGCCTACTCAAATTCCGGGTATTGCAAAAGTTCCTGCTAATATTGATCCGGCGACCAGACAAGTTTTAGAGTCTATAATTGAGGCAGTTGAAATCCGTCTTGGTCGGAAGGGCGACCCTATTGATCGCGCAATAACTCTTCGTGAATTGATTGACGGGGGGTTAGCTTTACGGCTTAAAGCTACGCCGTTCGATCCAAATCGAGGGGGTAGCAGTAACTTAGGATTTCAGCCTCCTGTAAGAGCGAAGCACCCTACTAAACTTACAAGTTTTGTAGCAAGCGCAGCGTACTCACAGGTTAATCTATTCTGGGATGCGGCTTATTACGAAGGCCATAACCAAACAGAAGTTTGGTCACACACATCTGATGTCCTCGGGGATGCAACTTTAGCGGGGGTTAGCACCGGCATAAGTATGGTTGACCCCGTCGGGTCGGGAGTATCAAGATATTATTGGGCACGCCACGTTAACTTAAATGGCGTTTATGGAGACTGGAATAATGCTGGGGGCACACTGGCAACAACTGCTACAGATGTAGCCCATCAGTTGGCCGTGTTAGGCGGTGCGATAACAGCTTCTGAGTTAGCACAAAGCTTAGCCACACCGATAGCATCTATCTCTGGGATTAATGGCTCGATCAGCACGATAAATGGGCAAATATCTACCCTTAATCAGACTGTAGCTGCGTTAAATAATACGTCCGCATGGGCGTCTGGGCAGTCATACTCTACAAATGACCAAGTGACCTATTCTGGCAATTTGTTCTCTGCTAAATCCAATCACACATCTACCTCGGGTAATGCTCCACCGACTAGTACCACGTCTAATACAACGTGGCTGTTTGTTGGAGCGTATACCAGTTTGTCGGCAGCAGTTGGCGCGAACACGGGCAGCATTGCGCAGCTAAATACAGTCAGCGCGAGTAGCACATCCGCAGCCGCTCAAGCAATACATGCTTTAAACAGCACCGTTAACAATGGGACGAGCGGCGTTGTTGCTACAGCAAATGCGTTAGATGTAATTGAGACAGCTGTTAACCACAGTAATACCGGCGTAGTAGCAAGCGCCGGAAAAATTGCCGCACTAGAAACTACAGTAAACGATGCACAGACTGGCGTTGTTGCGACGGCAAATGCTTTTGATGTGGTGCGAACAACTGTAAATCACGGCACAGACGGTGTAGCAGCAAGCGCCCAGAAAATAGG